ACCATTTTGGCCTGAACAACGTCAAGCTGATGATAAATATCTCCCAGCTCATCCTTGATTTTTGTCAATGCTTCAGGAGTAGTATTTACACTCAGTGCACTCTCAAGTTGATCCGCTTTAGCACTTAATGTATCAAACTCCCTGGTGAGTTCACCAAGGGGAGTTAAGGCCCCAGTAGCAGCCTCCTTTATAGCGTCTAGTGAAGCTGCAGCTGTATTATCTTCAGCAGTTTGTTGTTTAGGCAATATAACAGTAACCGCAGATGGGGTGGTAGGCTGAGAAGGTGTGCCTGATGGACGGTTTAGGTCTGCTTTTGAGGATAAATCGGTTATCTCTTTAAGCTTCTCTATAAAAGCCGCTGCGGCATCTGAATTTTGAACAAAGGCGGCCGTGTTTTCCTGAAGAAAAGCGAGGAGTATCTTCAGTCCTTCGGTATCGTTTGCAACATTAGCAAGTTGTTGGTCAAAATCTTTAAGGGCATCTTGCCCAGAGACAGAAGTACCTAAATCATGAAGTAATGCCGATAGCTCCTGAAACTTCTCGTCAAGGTTCTCGATGGGTGTCGAATCAAATGAATTTGCTACTGTGGATGCCGTCTGATATAATGCCTCATTAGCGACATTGGCAGTATTGATAAGTGATTGCAAAGCATCCTTTATCTCATTCACTGCATTGACGGTACTTTCACTATCTACTGATATAACTTGAGGCGCAGGTGCTGCCTCTGTAGGCTGGTTAGGAGCAAGATTTGGTGTATTACCGGGAGTATTGGACGCATCTGCATTCGCCAATTCCTGAATCTCTTTCAGCTTCTCCACGAATGCGGCTGCAGCTACTTCATTTTGTTGGAATGCGTTTGCATTCTCTTGAAGAAAGGCCAGGATTATCTTTATCCCTTCGGCATCATCAACTACATTCTTGAGCTGGTCATCAAGGGCTTTCAGTTTATCAACGCCGACAGCAGCCACGAGGAAGTCATGAACTGAATTCTCAAGGCTTAGAAATTTTTTATCTAATGTTTCGATTGGAGTGGAATCAAACGAGTTCGCAACGGTACTTGCAGCCTGGTACAATGATTCGTTGGCAACATTGGCTGATCTTACAATCGCCTGCATGGCAGTCGATATGTCTACCGCTCCACGGGCAATATCAGAATCAACATCCGAGAAGTCAATGCCTGCGGTAAAATTTAGTGATCCATCGAATACTTCAACAGCCATTTGCTACAAACTTTAGATTCCTAAAAATGATCCCAATTGATTGCCTGGAATGATCTCCGCATCTTCATCGTCAATATCATCATCCGAATCTTTCTTTTTCTTGTACTGTGGTATTGTAGCCGAATACATGAGAAGATTAGGCCATGAAATCTCCCAGAGAATGTAATTCATTGTTCCTTCTGAACCGAAAAGCCGGAAGTATTTGACTATGCCTCCGATTGTTCCCCAGAGGCTATTTTCTCCCCTGGTTTTAGTAGGCTCATCCCCCCTCTCATTAAGATGATAGTATTCATAAAAGGAACAACGTTGAGGTGTGTAAGAACTACCTTCTGTATTTTCATAAGATCCGAGGCAGTTACATTATTCCTCAAAAAGGCTATTAAGCTCTTTGAGGGACCGGCTCTATTATTCGAAATTGCTGCAGCAAATGCCTGGACAACTTTCTCACCGTCATTTTTCAATACAGGTAAGCTGGATATGAGGACATTGTTTCCTGCCTGGTATGGAGAAATGTCAATATCAAGCAGTAGTTGGGATATACGTACCATAGTACCCAAGGTGGCGGGCTTGATTGAGAAGGAGCGTACCGGCTTAATCATCTTAAGCCGGATACCTATACTCTCCCACCACCTTGGATTGACAATCTCTACTTCTATCCGGGTTGCTTTCTCCAAGACAGTATCAGCTACTGCCGATAATATTTGATTATCCTGCATACCTTAATTAGCTTGCCGGAGTCGTGATGGTATACGGCGCCGTGTTTGCTTTAGTAGGAATCAACACAGTGTAGGTAAAGTCTACCTGGGCCAGTTTAGTGCGCTGGAAGTTGTATTGCAACTTCGCAAACAGTTTTCCCCTCGGCACTGCCAGTACTGTATTGTCCTTCATTGTGCACTTCACAGATTTCTCAACAGAAGTCTGCTCATTAGGAGCACTATATACTGAGTTTCCACTTGCGTCAGTAGTAACTGATCCACCCATTACAGGGACCAGTGATGCTGGTTCGACATTGTAAGAGCTCCACGTCAAAACTATCTTGCCCGGGGTTGTCTCCGTATGAAATGGAATGGTTGATTCCTCAATAGAGAAATCAGTTTCATTCGGATCACCAGTACTGAATAAGCAAGTATCTGAAACAGTGGCGCCCACTTCAGTGAGGGCTGTTCCCATGCCGCCGTCTCCTGCGACATCACCTATTTCTACCTTTTTGAGGCCTATACGCGCTTTTGCTGTAGCCATGGGTTAACGAGTTTAAATATTTACTGAATAAAATGTTAATCTGAAATTTGAGTAGTGATGGTCAATTTCCGGAACATCAAACGTTGACTGTTGCAGAATATCGTAATGAATCTGAGCATCCTCTGACCAGACGTCAATGAGAATACCTGAAGCAATTTCAGTAAGTTCCTTTAAGCGTTGGTGATCAGGCTGCGAACTATCTTGCGTACCGTTTACTGTAATAACAAGGTTTGGTACGTAAATATTCACATTCATTATACTCTCCTGAAGCTGAAGGTTTACTATCGGCAGGCTATTGACTACTACATCTTCAAGTTTTGAATTCTGTGGGCGTTTCTGCTTATATATACCACCAGTGATGGTCGTTCTAAGCGGGCTATCATATAGCCTCTTCCAAACAATGTCCACTGCCTCCAAAGAATTGATCATAGTTTCTGAACCTTTTTATAGATGCTTTCAATAGCCTTAACCAGATGATCTCTCGCTATTATACTTGAACTACTAATCACATCAAATCCTAAACTTTCAACAGCAGCGGCATAATTCATCCCGGCAACACAAATAAGAGCCAGCCCTTTTGGAAACTTCTCCGCAATCTCCATGGCCTTTGCCAAGCCGGTATCAACTCCATTTTCGTCTGTCTTGTCAGGCACCTTTTGTGCATCATCTCCTTTAGCAGCATCCGGCTGTTGGGGGGATACCGAGCGTTTGAAATTTACCTCTATCTGCTCGCCGTCACGAAGAATAACATAACCGATTGAGTTACGAAGATTGCCTGTTCGATCAGTATAACTTCCACTCTCCCGAGCATTCTTTACAAACTCTTCGCCGATGTACCGTAGTCGCTGTATATAAGCGTTGATGATAATCTCCAGCTTACCTTTCAGCAGTGCTTTTATCTGAGCATCAGTAAACCTCGGTTTGATCTTTATAACCATAGCCGGGAGTTCAGCTGACCCTGGGAGAAACGAAGAACAGCACCTTTAGCGACCGGACTGCTGGTGATTACAACCTGAGTCCCATCTGGTAGCGGCGTCGTCCCCTGTGGCATATAAACTATCCACGAGTACACAATCTGTCTACCATCACCGGTCTGTACTTGTCTGCCTGAGCCATTGGGCTCCGCCCGGCACGATATTTCCCTGGTAGAAGGTCCACCTGGTACCCAGTTGCCATTTTCATCCTGCGTTGAAGCAGAGACGATGGTGGCGGTTAGCTTGTGGGGATATTGTACTACCATGGTTTAACACCTGTCACGGTCGGAGTTTGGGTTAACAAATCAGGCAGCCCCAGTTGCCCAGACAGCCAGGAGTACCACGCTTTAATGCCGGTAAAATTCCATTTGCGAGAAAATCCGCCTTCGCTGATGTCGGCCATGCCGGCCATCATACCGGGCAGCTGATAATAGACAGCAGTCTTTAAGGCCGTGGTATCAGTAACCACTGCATCCCCATCAATTCCGCGTTCAACCATTATCAGGTCTATTTCCTCTGATGTAACTCCGAATTTCGCCAGCTGAAGCGTGAGATATTCCTTGTTTGTCATATACAAAGAGCTTAGGCCGTAGCAACATTAGTCTGCAGGAGGTAAATACCATCGATAGCCTCCAGCATAGGAAATGCGTTCAGCTCAACCTCGGTATATTCCATCCATGGATTGTTGTTGCGGTACTTTTTGAGCAGCGTACGATCGTACTTAGCATAGGTGATATGTTCAATCGGTGCCATCTCTTCGATAGTAACCGCGTTGTGCACAACACCTAATTTGCCTGCAGGAACGAAGACAACGTTTTCCTTTTTGAATGGATTGATGATCACCTGCTGCCCGTCTTTCTCAACGGCATTGCGGACGTTGATTATTTTGATGGGCGGAAGCTGGTTAGCCACCAGGTATTCATTTACCATGGACAGCGTTACAACAAAGTTCTTATTGCTGCCGGGATTCAGGTATCCTGAAATTGCAGATTTAACTTTTGTGTAATTTTTGATAGTCAGCCATGTTTCGCTTTCCATCCATATTTCAGTGAAAGTGCGGCCTATGCTGGCTCCATAAATCACTACATCGTTGATGTCTTTAAACGGATCAGCGTTCACTTCATCAGACCAAACAGCCGTAACCGTCCGATACTGAGATGATGCAGCTCCCAGGGGTACATTGCCGAATACGACACCATCAGGGTTATTCGTCAAGTTGACATCTATAGAGAAAGTAGATACAGCCTGCCAGAACATCATATCCAACCTACGATCTGTTGAAGTAGCGGCAACAGTAACGTCATCGTACAGCTTTTTAATGAGCTGATTCTTCTTCTCCTGATCTGAGATTGGTAAATTCTGTAAAGCGAGGATTGCACGGTAATCCGCCTGATTGAGATTGAAGGCCTCTTTCATAGTCGGTATTTTACCGTTAAACAGTTCGCCTTTTCCACGGCTACGGATGGGTGCACGAGAATCAGGATCCACAATGGATGCTGCAGCTTCCAGGCGAGAACGACCAATAACTGTGTCAAAAGTGAGCTCCACTTGTGGCAGTCCCCAATCGAGATACTGGCGCCATAAAGTTTGCCCGTAGAGCAAAGTCTGTGACTCATCTATCAGGGCTTGTATATTCTTCTTGGTTGCCAGATTTCCGAAAATACTTGGTACTATAGCCATGATCAGAAGGATTGAGAGTAAATAATGTGAGGTAATGCGGCGGCCAGGTCGGCGGAGTATGGCACCCTACGGGCATATACTGATGCCTGGATTGCTATTGTCACGCTTTCGCCGGCTTCCACTTTTGTGTCAGCCCACAGCACACCTTTGGGGGTAGTACTGAAAGCAGCAGACGTAGCGCCAGTAGCCGCAGATTTGAACAATGTACCTCCTAACGGCACGGCACCAATTGAGGTCCCAACAGTGACGGTATCATACGTACTGGAACCGGTAGAATCGATAGCAGTAATGGCATAAGCCTTACCACCAACGGTATAGAATGCGGCGTCTCCCAACTGAAAGAGAGAGCCTTTTTCTATTTTGTATTGAGTTGCAGAGCCGCCTGCGTCTTCGACTACTTTTGCAGCAGGAAGCACTTTCGCTACCCTGGTGCTTTCGTCGAAGGTCATAACAGAACCGGCTTTAACTACTGCTTTAGCAGGTAGGCCTGTAATGTCCAATAAAAAACCGCCTTGCGCGGTCAGGACATCACTTCCATCCCCCTGAAACACTGGTACATCACTGGTCCCGAAGGCCCTTGTAATACCCATTCCCATGGCAATTAACTTTTAGCTTGTGAAGGTTTGGCTGCTTCAGCCTGTTTCTTTACAAAGTTGACAAGATCAGGGTCCACCTTTTCTTTGTCTCCTTTTGACTGCTGGCTAGTACCGCCACCAGCCGGCTTGCTTGTTTGAGCCCAACCCTGATTTGATAACTCCTGCTTGTAGGATTCATAATCAGTTTCAAGCTCCTCCATCAGCGAATCGATCTCCTCTTCCTTTTCTACAGTGCGCCCCTTAAGCAGAATTGCGGGAATCCCTTTCTCAGTTGCTCTTGCAGCTATCTGCTCAGCGATGGTTTTCTGGGAACCTTTTTTCTGCATGTTCGCTACTGACTCAGCGAGGGTAGATACGAGTTTGGTAAGTTTGGCAAATTCAGAGTTGCCACCCTTGTCTTTACCACCTTGGTGGTCCTTACCTTTGCCTGATGGCTTCTTTACTGGAGGTTCGTCCTGATGATCATCGTCATCGTCCACATCATCGTCGTCAATATCATCGTCCTCTTTATCCTTTGGCTGCTTAGCCTTAGTGCGCCCCTCCGCGTATCGCCTATCGCCCTCTTTTTGCAGGTGTTTTGCAAAAGCTTCGATAGGAATAGGTAAGTCATCGAGTGCGGTGATAGCATCATCGATTTCTGATTCCTCTGTTACTTTTTTTGCCATGTTTTCAGCAACAAGTCCCAGAAGATTTTTAGGCAACCCTGAGAATTTCTTCTGCAGTTTTGCCAGGATCTTATACTTCATGAGTAAGATGGTTGGGTTAACGATATCGTATGTCGGATGGAGAACCCATTGAGAGATGAAAAGTGGGTTAACAAACAATGTTTTCTCCGTTAATCAGATACAAAATTATATTCTGTTCTTATCCCCAAATATTTTCTTAAATATTTTTTGTGTCAGGCCGCAAGTAAAGATGTATATTTTTCATTATCCTGCACCCAGTACGGTACATATTCAGCATTATTGATCTTTTCTCGGTTCTTTTCCAGGTATTTATAGAATGCTGCAGGTGCGTCTTTGACTTCATTTATGCTCCTACCATCCCACTTACCTATTCCGAGTAACTGATCCTCATATTTATCCATTTCTTCCAAAGTAATAAGGATAGGAGTCTGGAAGCAAATACATTGAGGGTGCCATCCTACCCATTTAAAATCCTTTGGATAGTTACCTGATAAAGTATCGCAGATATCCGCCCGTGGATGAGCGTCTGACAATTGAACCTTGATACCGACCACGAAGGGCTGTGATTTCCA